TGCGCTTATTTCCGTGTTCGGTCGTAACGATTAAATGATCTCCGGCTTTCATATCTACGATTACCCGTAAAAATTCTCCGGTTGTCAGATTGTCTATTCGCGGGTTCTTTACGACGTTTGTTGCAATGAATTCTATTTCGAGTCCGGTCGATACAGCGCCAGGATTTATGACAGTTAGTTCATTGTTGTATTTGCGGTAAGCCAAAGTAAGATTGGCTCCTTTGAAAATCGAAAACGGCGTCAACAGCATCGGCACTTTCCCGGCGATATTGTCTGAAAATTCATCCCCGATAAAATAGGGATTCGGGCAGGTAAGCTCAAAATAAAAAGCGAACGGATCGTAAAGATTCGCTCGCTTATCTTTAAAAACGGTTGTCCGATAAGAAATATGGCGTTCTGTTCCGCAGTAATTTATAGTTAATACACTGGGATGATGTACCACAAAGAAATTCTCGATTTGATGGCGAATTGATTCTGTATCGCCGCTGCCGCGATATTCTGCCTCGATTGCAATTACTCGTGGCTCCACACGATATCCAATCACCTGGCTTCCATCGAATTGGGCGTTTGCTTTTAGATTTAAAGTAATGTCGCCCGCCTCAATACCTTCAATGGTTAGAATGCCGTAGTTCGTTCCGGTACCCATGGACAAGGTGCGGTTATTGCTTTTGAGTGTCAATGTGAGCTGCTTTTTATTAATCATAGGCTAATTCCCTCTTTGCGCGTTTTACGGCTCTTGCGTGAGCCTGTGGGGTAGGAACCGGTTCGTAGAAATTAAAGGTGTCATTGCTGGAAACGTTGGGAGTGCTGCTTTCGGATCCTCGGGAAGGAATACGATAATAGTCAGCAGCTCCTACAACTGCAGCGGATGTATTTGCGGACTCAGACCGTACAGATTGCCGCATAGCTGTAATAACGCCGGAAAGCTTTGCAGGGGAGAACTGCCGCACAATTCCTTTTGCAATTTCGTTATATACGGACTGCTTTAAAGGTAAAAGTGCTTCGTGTCCTTTTTCTCCGTATTCGTTGACACCGGTAACCGGATCCCAAAGTCTGGTTCTATGTGTAAAGACGCCGACGGCACCGTCTGCATGTTTGTTGATCTGATATCCACCGTTTGCATATCCGGTAACGCCGCCGTTAGAGAAGTATCCGCCTTTCCATTGCTTACCGCCAGATACCATTGCAGACATTACGAGGCATGCTCCAGTTATAGCAGCTTGGGCTACACCTACTGCTATTCTTGCGGCTTCTGCGGCTCCTGTCACTTCAAAGCCCGTTTTTACATTTCCCGCAGACGTAGCTCCAGTTTGAGCAGTAGACACAGCATCAGATCCCATTTGACGATAGCTTGCGTCTTTAGAATTCCAGCCTTCAATGAAAGCTTGACCATCTTTATCGCCGCCGGTGTACATGAGGCCAACACCGTCATCAATTTTTAATCCCATACCTTCCAAAGCTTGATTCACGGTATCTTGTGCACCTGGGGGCAGCTTTGTAAGGGACAGCAGGAACGAATCAACCATTTGCTGAGCGGACGAATCCATTTCGGAGAATTTTCCACCGCTATCGGCCACCATTTGAGTAAGGGTCCCAAGCTGTTTTTTTGTTTCGGCATCTAAGTCGGATGATAACTGAGAATTAAGATCAGTAAGAACATTATTATGACGATTGTTTTCCTGCTCTTCTTCCAGGTGTATTTTACCGATTGCATATCCTTCAGCAGCTCTTCTCGTATAGCCCTTATTCATATAATCTTGTGTATATTCGTCGTATTTGGCATCAATGGCCGCTAGATTATCAGTGTGTTTCTGATTTTCTTCTTCTTCCTGTTGATTGATAGCAACTTGTTTGCTGAGCCAGTCTTGAGCAGCAGACGCACGAGAGGAATAGCCGTCAGCTACAATCGACCCTACCTGATCCTTTTTGCTTTCTGCAGCAGAGACTGCGTCTTGACATTCTTGCGCAGCCTGTGCATTTGCGGTTTTTAACCATGCGTCGCCGTCTGCTCCCATTGTTTCAGCGGCTTTTTTGTTTGACGCCACTTTTGACATATAAGCATCTTCTGCGTATTTTTTAGTGCTTTCGCATTCTTCGTCAGCAGCTTTTATCATTCTATCGGATTGTGCCTGATATTCGTCTGCAGTTCCAGTGAAACTGTCTTTTAAAGCCTGCGCCTGGTCAATTACAGCATCCTGCCGCCCTTTATGCAGATCCAAAAACTGATTCGTGATGTCTTCCATCTGCTTTAATAAATCCTGCAGGCTCTGTACTTCTGCACTGTTGGCGCTAATCCGCCCAGCAGAATAATCAGCTGCGATTTGAGAGATTTGCTGCTGAATGGAGCTCATTTTATCTTTGAGTTCCACCTGCTTATCGGAAGCCATTAAGGTTGCATCATTAAATCCGTCCATAGAGCTGGTAGCGCTGTCCACTCCGGTTTGATAGTCCTTCATATATTTTGCAACCCCAGAGTAAGCTTCTCCGAGTTTGTCCTGGGAGTCGGCGAGTAAATCCGCACTGCTGGCCGCTTTCTGCTGTGTGGCAGAATAAATCGCGATTCCTGCGCCAACGGCAGCGATTAGAGTAATCACCACGCCTAGAGGACCGCCAAGGGCGGCACAAGCCGCGTCCCATGCGGCAGTTGCAGCAGTCGCAAGTGTGATTTTGCCAGTTAAGACACCAACGATTCCCTGCATGATTGTCATTTTGCCGGAAGTGGCATAAGTGGTGATGGCTGCGGCGTCCTGTGCTTTCGAAAAAGTGTCCCACATTTTAGCGGCGTCTTTGATTTTTGCAACGATTTTCACGAACCCGGACACTGCTTTTCCTGCAGAGGATAAATCTTTAGTGGTGCCACGGATCGCAGACCAGGTTTTAAAACCGACTCCTACAGCTGTAATTAGGGGCAGCAGGTTGTTAATGTTTCCTGCAAGAAATGATACGGCAGAAGAAACGACCGGCAATAAGGCATTGACAATTTTGCAAATATCCGCTACTACGTTTTTCACGGTAACCCCTAAACCAGGGAGGGCAGACCGTACGGATGCGGCGATTTGAGAGAATCCGGATTTTACGGTGTTCCCGACTTGGGCAATGTCTCGTCCAATATCATATCCGAATAGCTGCTTTGCAAAAGCAGTAATCATATCAAGACCGGCCTTCCCGACTGCCGGAATAACGGTCGTGAGAGCTGAAAGAATGGCCTGCCCAATACTGATCGCCGATGCTGTAATGGTATCGCTGTTGCTGGTAAGACCTTTAATAAAGGATACAAGTACCGTAGTGCCGGTTTGCAGGAATTGAGGAGCAAACCCGGCTGCCTTCGCGATCGCCTGCGCTAACACATCACCGATCGCCGGCATTAATTCAGTAGTCCCTCCGCGCTTGAATGCGGCGGACAACTGAGATACCCATCCGCTGGCAGTGGGGAGCAGGTCGTCTTTTAAAGTGCTCTGCATGCCCTGAGAAACATCACCCAGGAGAGTCATGACGTTGTCTTTTAGCGTTGAGAGCTGACCATTAAAGGTTTTGCTTTGCGCCTCCATTGCACCGTAGAACTGCCCGCCTTCGCTGGTGGCAGACTTAAATGCCTCTGCGACCTCCTGCGCAGAAATGCCGCCGGCCTCCATACGCTTACGGAGATCGCCCATGCTTTCGCCGGTCTTTTTGGAGATCTCACTCAGCGGATTGAATCCAACGTTAATGCACTGCAGCAGATCTTGTCCGGAAAGTTTTCCCGCACTGGAAATTTGAGCGAATGCCAAGGTTAGTCCATCAAATTTTGCTTTATCGCCCTGAGAAATATCGCCCAACATTTTTAAATCCGGCATGATTTCATTCGCAGAAGTCCCAAATGCAAGTAACGTCTGTGCGCCTTTTGAAAGATCAGACATTTCAAAAGGTGTTTTATCTGCAAAATCTTTAAGATTTGCGATCATGCTTTGAGCTTTGCTGGCGGATCCCAGCATGGTTGTAAAAGAAGTTTGGTACTGTTCCATCTGGGCGTTGTACTTAATAATGGTACCAAGTGAAATCCCGCCGATCGCCGCAGAAATACCGCTGATTGTTTTTGTGATCCCGGATACTCCGGATTTAACGGTAGAGCCTAAATTGGATAAGCCTTTTTTGATTCCGGCCGTGTCTAGGTCTGTTAGTATTTTGATTGTACCGTCTGCCAAATAATCACCTCCATTTGGGCATAAAAAATCCATGCCCGGTTAAAGGCATGGAAAAAGTTAAAATAATGCAGAAAACGAGTCCGCAAAGTCTGCATCTTTCTGTTCAGCAGATCGCATATCGGGAAGCCGATAAATCCTTTTCAGCTTTCGCAGCTGCTTTGCCTGCTCTTTCGGCATATCTCGGGTGATCTCTGTTTGTCTGATTGACATGATCTTTACGATTTCGTTATTCTCCCCGAGACCCGAAAATAACGCCCGGAACTTCCACCAGTGCAAATAATCGATCGAATTAAGATCGATTCCATACTGATCAAGGAAGGCGGCGTAAATGTACGGTGCATCGTATTCGTATGAATAGATCTCCGTAGCCTTTTTTCCTTTTCCGGTATCTTCAGATTCAGGTTCTCCGCAGCGATAAAACCACATAATGGCATCGATTGTCTCTTGTAAATTCTCAGTGACATACTCAAGATCATTAGGAAAGAAGAGAGACAATATTTTTAGGAGTAATTCATTTTCTGATAGTTGATTAAACTGCTTTGTTAATAGCATCTCATACCGGATCGAGGTTCGAAAATCAGTGTCAATTGGAACCGCTTTGCCTCCAATTTTGACAGTATCGGGGAGAGAATCAATCAGCAGACTCATTTTACGCGCCGAAGCAAGGCGCGCATTTTATCGTAGTCTTCAGCTGTTAACTGGGGAAGTCCTTCGGGTGCTTTGGGCGGTTCCTCCGGTTTAACGGGCAGCAGTGCCTTATTGTTGGATTCAACCGTTTTGGTGATTCCCTGCACCTGAACCTGTAGTTCCGTGTCGAAATTTTTAATAAACTCATAGAATACCCGCAGGCAGTCTTTTAAATTGCCTTCCGTATAGGGACGGTCAAAAACATTTTCGGCAGATCCTGTACCAAGAAAAGTATCGAAGAAGTCATAAATGTTTTTGCACTGGCGTTCGATCAGTACGAGCATGCTGTCAATTTTACCTGTCCTGGCTTCACTTTCTATCTCATTTTGCGCAGCCTTACATGTGCTTTTTGCTTCCTCAATATTGCGTAAAACACGCAGATCGGTAAGATCCAGATCGATTTCTTTCCCGTTGATTTTCATTGTTTAAATCCTCCTAATTAAGCGTTCGGTTCTGCACCGGCAGTGAATGTACAGGTGTTTGCCGCGTCGTCAACAACGGCGAAACCTTCCTCTTTGCTGCCTTTTACCTTGAAGTTTCCGCTGTACGTATATGCATCCAGAGAGCCACCTTCCGAATCAGGGATCACTGCAAACGGGCGCTTGATCGCGGCATAGGTGTTTGCACCTGTTCCGGGATGACTGAGATCAACAATAACAATTTGCCGAATGGCGTCATTCCCGATTAGTTCGTCGTCTGTGATCTTGACAATATCGTCGTGTACGGCGTTCCCTTTGTACTGATCAAAACCGTATGATTCGGACGGGGAATAGCCGGTCACATCAGTCTGCTCGAAAGATTCATCTACATACTGACGGTTATATTCTTTTGAATTTTTGCTGGTAGCTAGATCGGTAAATCCCTGCATCCGGTGAAAAACAGGATCTCCGGTTCCGCCTGCAGCAGGAACGCCATAATAAGCGCGCTTTGCTGCTCTTGCTACAAGAACTCCATCCATATTAAAAAGCCTCCTTAAAATAAATCAGTTTGCACTGAATTTGATAACGTTGTGTTTTGTTCTGCTCGTCCGCGGAAAAGGCATATCCGCTTGTGATAGCCTTCACGCTTTGAGCGGTGCAGCCGGCCGGCAGAGAAGGAAGATGGCTTAGGGCTGTTTCCTGCTCCATCCAGTCGGAAAGAGATTCAAAAAATTGAGACGCAGCCATGTTTTTGACTGCGTCTCTGCTGTATGCATCTTTACTTGCTAGAACGAAAAGCGTTTGTCGGCGTGAACTGCCGTCAAAATACTGTTTGACAACAGGCTCACATGGAACTTCGTCAATCGTGTATTCTACCGGCTTTGGAGCAAGATAGTTCACACGAATTGTTTTTCCGTCCAGCAGAGGGCAGGAAAGAAAAAATTCCCGAATGCCCTCTATAATAGAATTCATTTCGTCTGACCTCCTACATAATGCGCTAGACTGTTGAGAAGTTCCCGGCCGTGATCGGCAATCATGCGCTTATCCCAATATTTCCCGCGTTGTCCATTATCATGATCGTTTTCGTAGTATTGCTTCCTGGCGTACGGCTGCACATATAAGACACCGTCTTGCTGAACCTGTGCGGTGTTCTTTAAAGGACCGTGTAAAAGTGGAACATATGGATCGCAGAGACGTTTGATTTCAGAAGCCATGAATTTTTGCGCCGGACCGTTATTATTTAAATAGCGTCTCGCAAGAATTGCCTCAGCTGAATCGAGTTGAATTTTAACGGATGTCCCCATCAAACCGCCTCCAATTTCCAGTGTGAGCCCTGTCCGCGCCGATTATCGTGTACGGCTGAAATTGTCACGGCATTATAAGTGCCCCTCAGATCGGCGTCATTTGTTCCGATAGGGGCATTACAATCGCCGAGAACCAGCATATCGTCCTCACAGGGGATAAAGCCTTTGGGAACATTATCTGTTGGAATTCGGCATTGAATCACTTTTCCCAGGGAAACGCTTTTGTTTGAGACCGTCGCTACCGTATGGGCATACCAAGATGCGCCGGAAATTACAGCGCGGGATACGGCGTTTCCGTCATCATCCAAGTGATAATAAGTGACCGTTTCATTTGCCATCTGCATATCAGTCCACCCCCGCATAGCGCAAAGGGTGGGAAAGAGGAAGGTACAGATTTACTGCATCCTCTTTCTGAGCCGCATACTGGCTTTTAACGATCTGCATGGATTCATAGGTTTCGCTGTAGCCGTCGTTACTGTAAGACTTGATATCCTCATGTGACGTGGATTTTTTAGCTGCCGCATGTTCATTCAGTACGACATCGGCAACCGCGCACACCGCCAGTTTCACTTCATCGGGAATATCTTCCGTATGGTTCCATTTTAACCGCCAGTAAGTCAGTAGGTTAACGTACCCTTCTGCCTCTCTCTCAATAGCCGACCAATCGGCTTCCGATACGAGGGAACCGTGGTAGGTCCCCTGATAGTAAGCAAAATCTGCATACATGTATTTTCCTCCTTAAAATTAGGCGTTTGCAGGCAGTGTAATATCTTTTGTAACAGCCGTACCCGCGACTGTGATGGTATCACTTACAGTGCGGTATCCGGACTTCTTGACCGTTACAGGATAAGTGCCGGCGCGCAGGTTGTACACAGCTTTACCGCTGTCATCCGTCTTTGCACGTGCACCGTCAACATCTACTGTTGCACCGGAAACAGCGGCAGGCGTTCCTGCGTTGTCCTTAACCGTTAAAGTTACCTTTTGATCAGTAAAAGCAGCAGACGGCTCCATATAAGCGAACGGTACGGCGAGACGATCGCTGTCCAAACGGGTTGCATAATTTGGCAGAGCCCAGCCGAGGCGCATCACCACACGCAGGGCGATCATGTCCTGCTGCGCAAGGTTGTACATAATAGCCTTTGTGGCAGGATCCTGGATAACGCCCTGATCGAGAATTTTAACAGTGATGTCCTGCCGCATTGCATAAACGGCCTGAGACCAGTCGCCGGCGACCATGAGTGCAACGGAATTATCAAAACTCCCGTTTACAGGGAAAGAAATTGGTGTGCCGTCCAGCGTGTAAGGAGTTGCCGCTTTCATGTCGCTCATAAACAGCGGATGTCCATTTGTGTCTTTGATTCCGCGCAGAGCAGAACGAGTCTTGACGGAAGCGATAATTCCGTTGACCATATGTCCGGTATCTTCAACTTTGGAAATCAGACCGCCGGTTCCGAGTAAAGAGTCGTATGTAATACCACCGGAAACGTTATTCCCGGCATTGCGTGCACGGGTGATAATATCGGTCTGCCATTCGTCCGGGCGGTTGATGCCGAAAGCGATTGCCTGGTCAATCCGCAGTCCCATAGCTTCATTGACACGTGGGGTAACTTCGCCCATGATGTCGTAACTGGAATCGTCGAGGACTGCCTCCGGGATAGGAACAATGACAGCCAGTTCTGCGGCAGTCATGTAAACATTGTCCCATGCTTGCATGCTGGTCTGCTTAAAACCGTTGTCTCCATTAACCCAATATGCCATAGGCAGCATATCGAGAACCGGAATTTTAGTCTGTTTGCTGGTCATGTTCGGCATTTTGCGCATAAGCGGCAGCACCGAGGACTGTTTTGGAACGTCCTGAAAAATGGTCTGTGTAAGCTGCTCCTGAATTAATGCAGAAGCCTGTTCTCTTGTAATCATATGTTATTCCTTTCCGCCACCCAGAGCTTCTCGCAGGGCGGCATTTGCTTTTTCATGATCTGTGAGTGTCCCGGTATTGGGACCGGGAGTGCGTGCTGAAAATTGCGGTGGTTTTTCGTCAGACTCAAAAAGAAATCCATAATCATTTTTGACATTATCAAGCTGCTCTTTGAGTCCGAGAATGGTGTCACCGTCGAGTTTCAGCGCATCTGTTTTAAGGTGTGCTTTTACTCCGGTTACGTCCTTGGCTTTTGCCGATTTTAGCGCATCGTTCAAAGCATAGTCGAATTTTAGAGCATCAACCTGTTTTTGAGCGTTTTCTGCGGCCGTGTCGGACTTTGTTTTCCACTCCGGATCATAACCGGTCAATTTTCCGTTAGCAGTATCCAACTGCGTTTTGTAGTTATCACGCTCAGTTGTGAGTGTGCCGACGGAATTCTGCAGTTTCGTGATATCTTTTCCGTGCAGAACCATTACTTGAGAGGCTTGTTCATTGGTTAAACCAATAGATGTGAGTTCTTCTGTTTTCATAATTTGTCCTTTCCTCATAAAAGCATTAACTAGGCGTTTTAAGTGGTTGCTGGCACTCGATTATTGCTTTCATGCTCTGCTTTATTAGGGCTGCAGATTGTCCAAAAATTAAAGGTATGAAAAAAGCAGCCCTCAAAAAGGCTGCCTGTTTCTAAAATTGGGCATAAAAATACCGCCGAGCAATACGCCGGGCGGTTTAATAATCGCGGAACGGACACTTTTTGCAGATATCCTTCCAATTGGGCTTTCTCTTATACTTGGCGGGAATAGCTGATTCGATGACTTCCTGATTTTCCATGCAGTCAATATCCTCAATCCAATCATCGACGAGAGGGCATTTTACCTTTTCGGCTATCCCGTTTTCATCCGGTATATATTCCACATCACCGTTATAAGCCATTTTTCAAAATCACCTCCAAAATTGCTTTTGTATTATCATCATATTGTTTCGCAGAATACGCGGTACGAATTAGTGATTCGAGAGCGTTAACATAAGTGGTTCCATCAACGCCATAATAGCGTTCATATTTCCCGCCCCACACCGTAACCGATATTTTAGCATCATGTACCCATTGGATAGCCTGTTCCCTTGTAACATCATGTTTACGTTGCGAATTAATATGCTTATCATCGAAGGAAAGAGAACCAGTATTAATCGGCTTCGGTATTAAATGAATTTTTGCGGTCTTGGGAAGGTTTCCAGCGGTACGAATCTCCTCTTTTATTATATCCTTTTGCCGCTGAATATCAACTTTTTTATTGACCCAAACGGCCTTACTGGATTGACTGTGACTAAATCCGAGAACCTGTTCCAGGTTCCGCTGGCGCTCAAGTCCTGTCTTCTGCGTAAAATCTTTTAGGATTGATTCCTGCTGTTTGAGCTTTACCGCTGCAGAGTTAAACTCCTGCTTCATGGCTTTTGCAGTGGCTTCATCTTTTGCGGATTTTACCGCCTCGTCGTATCCGGCTGCCTGCCGCTTGCTGTCACGAACAGCACGTTCCATTGCCCGCTGTCGTTGGGTAGCATCGTAATAGCTCATTTTAACGCCTTGATATTCGACGGTCTTGTTCTTGTATTCATCCAACTTTTGCTTTGGATAAGCGGATTCCGATATTCCTTCAAAATATGGGTAAAAGTTGTGCCGGCAGTTCCAACCGCAAAGGCCGTCCCCATATCCATACCGTGTGTTTTCCACAAAGTCAGGGTATTTCCGATTGTTTCCCGATCGGCTGAATACTTTGCCCTGCCAGACAGCATGTTCCGGGCGTGCGCCGATATGCGCTGTTGTTTCCACGAGATCACAGCCCATGTCATCGGCATAAGCAAGACTTATCTGTGCCGATGTTTGATTGACGCCGGTCATTACAGCGCGGCGGGTTGCAACATCCAAACGGTCATGATGGCCGGTAGGATACGTGATCCAGTTTCCGCCGTCAATAGCAGAACGTACTGCATTGCGAATCGCTGTCGTATAATCAAAAGCCCCGCTGTCAACCTGCATTTCTGCAATCGTTGCGGCATGGATATAAGCTTGCTGTGCGCCGCTGGCGGTCGTCTGAGTTAGGTTCTGCAAATATCCGCTTGTCTTTACCAGACCAGCATTCAAAACCTGTTGTGCTGCGGGTGACATGGCAAGCGGAGGAGGAGAAAGACCGGCTGCTGTGTAAATGGTACGATCATAGTTGACAGCCTCCACTCCGAAGTCCTGAAATAACGCGCGGACTTGTGATTCTGAAGCTCCGCTAAATTTTGAGACTTCGGCAATTATCTCATTGTAAAGAAGGCCGGAGTCCTGTACTCTATCAATCTGCCAGGCGGCTGTATTTGTAATGCATCCGGTTTTCATAATACGCCGTACAATATCACGTATGATGAGCTGATCAAGCTGACTGTATAAATCAACAATATCATCCGCAGCGTGTTCAAGATACTCAGGTGGCAGCATTGTTATCACCAGACTGTTGTTTAAAATCAAAAGGATTACTTAGACTGTTGGCAGCTTCATTCGTAATCTCTTTTGCATCCTTTTCGGTGTAGTGCTCAAACTCAACCAAATACCGCCAGAACGGGAATTTTCCAGCAGTAACATACTGCCAGTACATTTGCTTGCGCTGCTGCGGATCGTTGACGATACTGTCATCCCAATCATAGGCAGTCTGGTAACTTCCCTGCGGCGCTAATTGATACAGCGTCGCAAGTTTATCCATGGAATAAATAAGATCGTCCAGAGCGCTTTGCAGGGACTTCTGAATATCCCGTACAGTGGAGAAGCTGCGCTGCTTTGATGCCTGAATTTCTGTTGCGGTTTTAGCAACATCCTGTGGATCAGATAGAGTTCCATAAGCAAGCCCGCACTGCATTTCAATCTGCTTGAGCATGGTATTCATGCCGCGCGCAAGACTTTCGTCTCGCAGCTGAGGTGCAAAGATTTCATAGAATGACTGATCCTGTGCACGAACGCTGTGTCCGCGGTAAAGACGTTTATCGCGTTCCGGTATTTTAATACTGCCGTCTGATTGGGTCTGCAGTAAATCATCTGCTACATCAATAGCCAGTTCGCCGCCTTTAAACTCCCATAGATACCGGCCGTATTGCGCGTCAAAATCCTGTATTGTTTCCACTGCATCCGCAAAGACCGAAGTTCCAAGCGGGGAATGCCTGTCCTGCCTATTTGCCTGTGGTACTCGGAAATAGGCAAACAGAGGGCGATCAATCTCTTTAATCTGCATATCCGGGGTAAGCTGCGCCCATTCCGGCACGTCGGACAGGGCAATAGGCGTTCCGATTGATTCAGAAGAATGGCTTTGGAATGCTCGGTTTTGAATGGTATAAGTTCCATTTGAGTATTCATGATGCTCTGCACGGGTAAAAATATTGTTTTTACGCTTGATTTGCTCAACAAATACGCAGCCGGTCATTTTTCCAGAGGTGTCAAACGAGGTAGGGAAGAAATCGTCCCCCTGCACCGAATCAATTACAATCTGGTTGTTACTCACATATGGTTTAAATACAATGCCGCCCAGGGCACATCCAAATTCTATATAAGTGCGGATATCAATTAGAAAGTTCTTGATTTGCTCCTGCAGAAAGTCCGCACGCGGAGATCCGGAAATGTCAACTTCCATCTCTAGCGTAACCAGCCTGGCAAATTCAGAAGAGATAATGACAGGCAATTTGCAGCTGTGTAGTCCTGTCTTCGCGTTGCACCAGGGACCACCATCTTCATACATTTGCGCCCAAAGATCAATGGCTGCACTCATCTTTTCAGACAGCATCACGTCTTGCTCGGTATTTTGATCAAATATCTGATTGAGCATTGATCTAATCCATTTTAATAACTTTTTGAACATTTAAAATCACCTCGCTTTCCAGTCAGCCCAACGGAACTCACGTGCTAAAACGGTATAGCAGAAGTACCGCATATCATCCATCGCGTGATCGTTTTCTTTGATGACTGTGTCTGAGTTTTGCTTTTCATCCCATCGGTACAGTCCAAATTCCCGGATAATATCTTTGCAGGATTCGTGAAACTGCAGCATGCCTGCATGGAGCAGGGAAGAAGTTACTCTGATACCGTCAAGAACGTCATTATCGGCAGCCCAAACACTGAACTTTCGATGCCTCCGGATGCATTCAAGGAATGATGCGGCAGAAGGATCAACAATAACTTTTCGTATGTAATACCCAGCGGTCAGTTTTTCGAGAGCTGCATAGTATTCCTCATCTGTCCACTGGCCTTCTTTGCGCCCGTCATGGTACCATTCTTTTACTCGGGT